TTTAGTTTATGAAAATTAATTTGCCGGAGATAACATCATCTTCTGCGTTCGCTCCCCTGACCGGAAAAAATGAAGCCGGTCCGTGGTGGTGGAATGCGCCGCGCCCGGCAATAAGCAGCCCGTTGGAAAAACCGCTGAGCCGTGATTTTTGCCAGCGCCAGCAGGCGGCACTTTCTCAGATTGCCGCCCTTCCGCGCTGCCTGCGCGCGCCCCTGCATCAGCGGTATCAGTTTTTACTGGAGACAAAGGGCGTGCATCCGGCATTTCATTTCCTGATGACCGTGTTTGTACAGCGATTATGGCCGCGTATCCAGCGGGTCAGCGCGCGCCACAGACTTTACCGCCAGTATTCGGAAAAGCTGCTGACAGAAGAGGAAACCTTCAACCGCCTGCCCGATCTGAATGATGACGCACTGAAACGGCTGGCAAACACCCTGGCCATTCATATGCAGGATGCTTACGAACATCATTGTGAACGCTGGCTGGAACAGGTGCCTGAACCGGACGTTTTACTGCAAGACAGCACGCAGCGTGAGATTTTCGGGCATCTGTCGGCGATGGCGCGTTCCGTTCGCGTACAGCCACTGTACTGGAATGCATGGCAAAAAGGCCGGATGACCGCGCAAGCGGCGGTCGCCAGTATTTCGCGGCTGGTCAGCGGTGAATGGTGGGAAAGGCAACTGCGTTCGCAGCAGCGTCTGTGGCGCGAAGCGCTGATGATCGCCTGCGGTTATGTAAACCGGTCTACTTCGCCTTATGCCAGCAAAAATGCCATCCGTGACGTGGTTTCCCGGCGCCTCTCCACGCTCAATTACCTGAAGCAGTGTGAGCTGGAAAACGTCGAATCCGGTGACAGACTGAGCCTGCTGGATACCGTTTTAGCCAGCGTTTCGAACCCTAAACTGCGGCGCATGGAATTGATGACACTGATTGCCGGCGTCGAAGATGTTGCCTGTCAGCAGCAGGATCGGGGCCTGTTCATCACGATGACGACGCCGTCAAAATACCATCCGATGAAAACTTACAGTCCGCATTCAGCTCCGACGTTCAATCCCAAATGGAATCAGCACGCTTTTACGCCTAAAAATGCGCAGAGATACCTGGTCGCCGTCTGGGCAAAGATCCGCACCACATTTAAAGATAAAGGCCTGAAAGTGTACGGAGTTCGCGTAGTTGAGCCCCATCACGACGGAACGCCACACTGGCATATGATGTTGTTCACGCCGCCTGAACAGCAGCAAAAAGTGATCGACGTGATGCGCCGTTACGCGCTTGAAGAAGATCCCGACGAACCCGGTGCAGCGGAATCCCGTTTTCACTGCAAACCGCTCAACCGCGGAGGCGCTGCCGGGTACATTGCCAAATATGTCGCTAAAAATATCGATGGCTACGCGCTGGAAGGCGAAACCGATCATGATTCTGGCCGGTTGCTGACCGATGTCGCCACCGCCGTCACCGCCTGGGCATCGACCTGGCGGATCCCGCAGTTTCACGCCATTGGCATCCCTTCTGTCGGTGCCTGGCGCGAGTGCCGCCGAATCAGAAACCAGAGCCTCGCCAGCCGGTTTGACGAACGTGTTGAAGAAGTTCGCAGCTCGGCGGATCAGGGAAGCTTTTCCCGTTACATTCAGGCGCAGGGCGGCATCCATATCCGGCGAAAAGATCAGACCGTGCGCGTTGCCCGCAAGATCAGTGAACAGCTCAACGCCTACGATGAACCGCGACAAAAAGTCATCGGCATTTATGCGCCGCATATCGGCGAGTCGCAGATATTCCTGACGCATACCGAACAATGGCGCATTGTCCGTCACCGCCAGCCACGCCCTGAAACTCCGCCTTTTTACTCACCTTGGAGTTCTGTCAATAACTGTGGATCGGTTTCCCTGCCGTGAATGCTGAAATCCATACAAAAACCGCGCCAATAAAAATTTCCGCATTAATTCAATGAATTATATTTTTTAAAATGCTCTGAGTGTTGACGTATTAGATCAATTAAAGAATACTGTATATAAACACAGTATCTGGCGAGGGGAGAAAATGGAAAACCTGACTAAACAACAGCTAACGTTGTCCAGGATACAATTGATCGCAGACATTTCGCAGACAGCGCAATGCAATCCAAAAGAATTTCTTGTCGTGATGTCACTGATTTCTGAACTGGCTGGCCAGGCTCTGACCGGTGAGGATCAGGACGCGCTCTGTTACCACGGGAGCGCAGACGAAGCACACTGAAAACCTGATCTGCGGGCGGTATTTTCCTGTTGTGGCGCTTACTCCTCCGGCTTCTGTTCGGGCTAAGCGCCCCGCCATTTCTCCCTCTTCAATTCCCTGTTGTGCCACACGTTTAACAACCCTCTCAGATTGCTGCCTCCGGCCATATTCCGCAGACTGATTTCACCTCCTGACGATTTCACTCACTTGCGGAGAAAACCGATGAAACTCTATGCAGAACAGGGCGATACCCTCGATTCCATGTGCTGGCGTTATTACGGCCGCACCGCGGTTGTCGTGGAAAAAGTGTACGCCGCCAATAAAGGCATCGCGGACTTAGGCCCGTTATTGCCTCACGGCACCGCCGTTGAAATGCCTGATATCGCTGAACAACCGGTTCAGGAAGCGATCAAGTTATGGGACTGAATACTGAACGCATCAGCTCGGCCTGCGCCTATTTCATTGCCACGTCGCTGACCTGGCTGGCGGGCCTGACATCACAGGATGTGGCTTTTTTAGTCGGCTCCGGCGTGGGCGTCGGGACTTTTCTCGTCAACTGGTATTACCGGCGTAAAAGCTTCCAGCTTCTGGCGCGCAGCAACCTGAATCCGAACACCTATGAAGACCTCAACTCTTAAGCGGTGCAGCGCCGCCGCGATTCTGACGCTGATGGCGGCGCTGCCCGGTTATCACGCCTTACAGGTTTCAGATGAAGGGCTGCGGCTGATTACTGACTTTGAAGGTTGCCAGCTGCAACCCTATCAGTGCAGCGCGGGCTTCTGGACCAGCGGCATTGGCCATACGGCAGGCGTGGTTCCCGGAAAAGCGATCAGCGAGCATCAGGCGGCTGAAAACCTGTTGCAGGATATCCAGCAAACTGAGCGCGCCGTCAAAAAGTGCATGCCCGCCGACATGCCGCAGCCGGTCTTTGATGCCGTGGTGTCATTTAGTTTTAACGTCGGTACCGGCGCGGCTTGCAAATCCACGCTGGCGTATTTCATCAACAAACAACAATGGCGGCAGGCCTGCGGACAACTTCCTCGCTGGGTTTATGTGAAAGGCCAGCGCAGCAGCGGGCTGGAACGCCGGAGAAACGCCGAATTCACCGTTTGCCTGAAGGGAATTGAATGAAAGCAATGCTGGCACTTCTGGCAGGAATGGTGCTGTTAATCGTCATCCTGCTGCTTTCCAACCGTTCACTACAGCACGACCTCAACAACGCCGTTCAGCAGCACGACGCGCTGACAGTGCAATTACACCAGCGGGATCAACTGATTACAGAGCTGAATCAGCAAATGCAGCAACGCGCGGACGCCGAACTGGCGTTACGTCAAGACCTGAGCACCGCCGCGCAGGTGATGCAGTCCCGGGAACAGGAACGGCAAAGGAGCCTTCATGACAATCCGCAATCGCGCCAGTGGGCTGACGCTGAGCTGCCTGCTGATGTTAGCCGGCTGCACGACCGGCCAGCCTTCAGCTCCGCCAGCGATTATTTACATTGGCTGTCCGGCGGTCAGTTCCTGCCCGGTTCCGTCCAGCCATCCGCGCACTAACGCGGCGCTGAGCGCCGATATTCTCCAGCTGGAATCCGCCCTGCTGAGCTGCGGCCTGCAGATTGAGACCATCAAAAAGTGTCAGGAGGCACAACATGCAAAAACCACTACAGCTAAAACAACGGTTGATTGAGCAAATCCCCTTTTTCCAATCCGCCCCTGAAAAGCTGGTGATGACCACCGGCGCGGGAAATGTCGTCGCCACCTCGGCCTCTTCACTTTCTTTCGAATATCGCTATCCGCTGACGTTAAGCGTCAGCAGCGACAACGCGCCCGATGAAAGTCTGACTGACCAGATGGTGGTCGCCATCCTCGACTGGCTCCGGATCAATCAGCCTGAGATTCTCGGCAACGCGGCGCACCGGCTGACCGATTTTGCTTTTGTGCAGCCGGGCGCAGCGCTGTCATTCACGCTGCAACTCACTGAGCGGGTTCAGGTCGCCGACGAAAATTTCGTACGGACGATCACTCACCTGCCGGAACCGCCGCTGCCGGAGAACGTCGCGTTGCCGCGCCAGGTTTATCTCAACGGAGAACTGATCAGCAGCTGGACTGAATAACCCGATAACAACTGTTGTGCCATCCGCTGGCAGACGGCCATCAGTTGTCGCTCAACCCTGTGAAACGGCATCCTTAATCCCATGAATACAAACTTTCAACTCAACGACATCATGCGTCTGATTGGCAATCTGGTACGCATCGGAACAGTGTCAGAACTGGATTTACCCAACGCCCGCTGCCGCGTTACGACCGGAAGCAACGTGACGGCGTGGTTGCCGTGGATGACGCACCGCGCGGGCCGGACCCGCAGCTGGTGGGCGCCCTCTCCGGGCGAACAGGTTTTACTGCTGTCGATGGGCGGCGAACTCAATACCGCATTCGTCTTACCGGCCGTGTTTTCCAATGCCTCACCGGCACCGTCGGCTTCGGCAGATGCCCTGCATCTGGCATTTCCGGACGGCGCGATTTTTGAGTACGAACCGGCGAACGGCGCCCTGAAAGTCAGCGGCATCAAAACGGCGGTGATCGACGCGTCGGAGCAGGTTGATGTCACCGCGCCGGAAATCCGCTGCACCGCCACCACACGCATCACGCTGGATACGCCGGAAGTCGTCTGCACCCGCAAACTGACCACCGGCTCTCTTGAAGTTAAACAAGGCGGCACGCTGACCGGCAATTTAACCCACAGCGGCGGAAGCCTGACGTCCAACGGCATCGTGGTACATACCCATCGCCACAGCGGCGTTCAGACTGGCGGCGGTCAAACCGGAGGCCCGCAATGAGTAATCCAAAGTACCTGGGGATGAACAAAAACAGCGGCACGGCGATTGAAGATTTCGATCATATCCGCCAGTCCGTCAGCGATATTTTGAACACACCGGCCGGTTCCAGGGTGATGCGCCGGAACTACGGTTCACTGCTTTCATCGCTCATCGACCAGCCGCAAAACGACGCACTGCGCCTGCAAATGATGGCGATCTGCTACACCGCTCTGTTGCACTGGGAACCGCGTATTTCACTCTCGGCCATTACTTTTGACACCGGTTACACCGGCAAAATGGTCGTGGAACTGACCGGAAACCGTAGCGATACGGCAACCGATTTCTCTCTCAATATTCCTGTGAGCTGACACTATGGCAACGATCGATTTGAGCCAGTTACCGGCCCCCGATGTGGTCGAAAAACTGGATTATGAAAGTCTGTTTGAAGAACGTAAAACCACGCTGATTTCCCTGTATCCCACCGATCAGCAGGAAGCCATCAGCCGTACGCTGACGCTGGAATCCGAGCCATTGGTCAAACTCTTACAAGAGAATGCCTACCGCGAACTGATCCTGCGCCAGCGGGTAAACGAAGCCGCCCGCGCGGTGATGGTAGCGTATGCCACGGGCAGCGATCTGGATCAGCTGGCAGCGAATTTCAACGTCCAGCGTCTGATTTTGCAGCCTGCGGATACCACCACTATTCCGCCAACAGCTGCCATTCTGGAAACCGATAGCGATTTACGTATGCGCATCCCTCAGGCGTTTGAAGGACTAAGCGTGGCCGGTCCGACGGGCGCTTACGAATATCATGCCCGCTCGGCAGACGGACGTATTGCAGATGCATCGGCAATCAGCCCGTCGCCCGCGGTAGTGACAGTGACTATTTTGTCACGTGACAACAACGGCGCTGCCTCCGGTGATTTGCTCATTGCGGTAGAAAAAGCCCTGAACGATGAAGATATCCGTCCGGTTGCCGATCGCGTCACAGTGCAGGCCGCTGAAATTGTGCCTTATCAGATTAATGCCGTGCTCTATGTCTTGCCAACGCCAGAAATTGAGCCTGTCCGCGCAGCTTCTGAAGCGCAACTCAAAACCTATATCAACACGCAAAGCCGGCTAGGTCGGGACATCCGGCTTTCTGCCATCTATGCCGCCTTGCATGTTGAAGGCGTTCAGCGGGTCGAGCTGTCGTCGCCGATGGCGGACATCGTGCTTGATAAAACTCAGGCCTCTTT